ACACACATATTAGATTGTCATCTTAATCGCCACCATCGGTATACGAATGAAATTACGTGTGCTCGCATTCGATCTATGCTGCACACACGCTACATTCAATTCGTCACATAGTAATCCGATATAATGAGTTAGCACTACCCCACGTACGTCAGAGTCTACAGTTGAGAGTAAAGTATGCAGTGCTGGAGAAGTTTTAGAGATTAGGTCCATTATTATGAAAGTCGATGCTGATTTAACGACATCAAACACTGACGAATATTCATCTGCGTTTGACAGGTCACGGTATAGACCCATTTTGTCGATGTGTTGCATTATTTCATCAATTTCGTTATTATCACCCGTTGATGTGAAACCGACAAAACTTAAGTATTCACGAACGTTTCCGCCCTTGCTTCGAACTCTGTCGATTCCATGCATCACATGCTCTGGCATTAGGTCTTGCCTAAAGCGTGATGGTGAAAATTTACTGATATAAGATTTAATTCGTAGTCGATCTGGTCCAGCGTGTATACCTGTTAACGCCAACAAAAGTCGTATATTTATAGGATAACTGTAGAATGGGTGCCAGTACTGCTTGTATCTGTGCACTTGGTTTCCATCAACTGACATCAAGTCAAAATGTTCGTCGCTTGTCTTTGGTAAATATAAGATATGCGTACTATTGAAACCATAAGTGATAAAGGCTTTTCCAACTCTGATGCTTAAATGTCGTGATACTGGTGACTGTTTTACCTCAGGTAAAAATTGCTTATCAGCCCGGGGAGATATAAACCCATTCTTAATTAAAGCTTTTTCTTTGAATTTTGAATTTAAACGCTTATCTCTTAACATTCCACCTAGTGCATCGTATCCACCACGGATTACAGCTCGTTCATAATCATGGTCAATTACGTCCGCATCTGTTAGGGCAATACGAGTCGTTTCGCGCAGTTGTGATTTTCTGCGTCTCTCACGTCTTAAAAGTCGCTCTGAAGCCGTCTGCTGTAACTGATCCATAGTGTAATTCTCACCGTCAGGGCGTTTCACCTCCATACCACCTAGTTGCATACGGACTGGGGCTTTTGACGCTGATAGTTCATCAATTACTCGCTTTCCAATCTCTTTAGGAGTATCGATGATTGCTCTAGAATCAACAGTCATGTTTTGCGTACCGCCAAACATCTTATCAAAATTTAATTCTAGATATAACTTCGAGTTTGGTTGCCCAAATCCGAATAGCATTCGATTCGTTGTTCCACCTGGTGCGGCCATACTCTCAAATGATGTTACCGCCTGTCTGCCGAATACAGTAGATCTTGAACCGTTTATCACTGTCATTAGCTGTAGCATGTTCAACAACACTAAATTTCCACCACGCATGGATAGATCTCTCGCTTTATCCAGGTATTCACCTATTTGTCCTGGCAGCCTTTCATGGTTTTGTGGGTTTTCATGATCATACGCCATACGTCTCGACACCACTTGACCACCAATGAATAACTTTTGTAAGAAATGAACAACTCTACCGCTTGTTGAATCTTTAATAGTTCCTAGTACCTGTCCAGCCCCAATTGCCAGATCCTCATGCTCCTTCACTTTAGTTATTATGTCACTATCACCACGCATCTGCATGCCAAAGTAACAATCGTCACCCCAAACTTGTTTTACGAATGGAACGTCACCTGTCTCCTTTTCTATCAAATTTAGCATTGCCATTGTCGTGATTGTGTTATCTGAACCGGTTGTGATAGCTCCTGACGGCTGTGTATCCGCATGCAAAAATTGTGAAGGCGCCTGCGGAACTGAAAACTCAAAGTAAGCATCATCCCACGACGATAATACGTTGTCGACAAGCTCACTATATTTAACATCGCTCTTTAGAATTCCTTTTAGACTTTCGCCTTCATAGTATGATAACACATCCTTCATTACGCCACGCCATATTTCTCTATGTCGCGATCCAATGTGCTGATCCAACGCACTTGCGTCGTGCGCTAGACATACAAGCGACGGATCATGTACCAATTTCAATGAAGTATTGATTTCGTTTGCCATATCAGCCACTGCAACTCCGATCTTTTGCTCGATCGCGTATCCCTCATCAGAATTTGACATGAAATCTTTTATATGTTTATATATAGGTCTCATAATTATCTGCTGCGTTATCGGAAGGTTATAAATGTATCGCAACACACGTGCTGCAACTGATCGTAAACCTAGTGGAAATGGCATCTCTGGTGTAGCTCTAGTCATCATTGATTTCTCATTCATTATGAAAGCGGCTGTAAAGTGCATTACATCTTTACGGTTTGAAACGAAACCCTCTTCGAAATCGCTGGCAGCTTCGGAATCAACTATCAGTTTCGGCGAGGCCTTGAATCCAATTCTATCACCGCCCCCTGATCTAGAATTTGACAACGCCCACATGTTCTCAAACATACCATTTGAGTCTGGCGGTATAAAACCATCAAAGATTTCTGTAAACAGCTGCTTTTCATGGTCGTCAACTTTGCGTGGGGCGTCAGAATTTATCCCTTCCAGCACGATTCGTTGTGTCTTCGACTTATAACCTTTTACTGGTAGAGATCCATGACACGACCTGCTGTAACCCTCAATGTTACCAGGGTGGGTAAGGTGCGTTATCGCGTCTAATAGACGAGTATCATACATTGACACGTTATATTTCTGTACAGCTGAATCACTACCACTGTACTCTTCGAATATTTCCATCAAACCAATCTCTAACTCTGGTATTGCACG